GCAGGAGTTTTGCAGAGTGGTTGCAGTAGTAGTGTCCGTACCAGAAGCAGTTGATATGACCAGTTCTGCCTGTAAGTCTTGGTCGCGGTACCATTCGTTCCAGATGAGATCGTAGCCCCGGTAGGGTAGGACCGAGTGAACGAGGTCGGGGACGCCGGTAGGGACGCCGAGATAGTCTGCGAGCGAACCGATAGCAGCTCCGGTAGACGGAGCCGTTTGACGTGTCGGGAAAACGGAATCATCCATTCCATCTGGACCCCCCGTAATGAAATCCTCGAAGTCATCCCAGACGAGGCGATGAGGGACGAACCAGTGATGTATGTCGCAGTGCACCGGGTGCATGACAGGTGCGAGAAGCGGCGAACAGCGGATGAGGCACGAGGTAGCCTGCTGAAAAGTATCGCCAGGGAGAACTTCCTGGAGACCTATAGGGACCAGCTCGCCCATATCGCAGGTGAGGAGCTTGTAGTTGCTGAGAGAAAATTTCGAGCGTTTCATATTGATCCTTGTTTCTTCCGTAAGCGGTGTAGTTGAGCAGCTCTTATGGTTTTGCCTTCCTCCTTCTGAATGAGAGCCTCCCTGAAAGCCAGTTCCTTAAAGCCTGGTCGCGCAGTAGCGAATGCAGCTTCGCGCAGAGGGCGCACCTCTTCCTGGAGCTTATCGAGTATAACCTGGGGGGCATAATGTGACCTTCCTATGCGTTTGCGGAGGCGTTGGGTTAGGTATCTCCCTAATGGTAATACCGCCCTGCCGTGCCGGAGAGCGGTGGGAACGTCTTCTATATCATCGAGACGGTGTTCGAGAAGCGTTGAGGCGACTTCATCCATAACTCCTGCCCCTAAGCCGGGGTCTTTGGACATCCGTGCGAATTCGGGATGCCGGCCGGCTAGTTCTTCACCTCCTTTCGGGTGTGAGATTTTCTTGACGACGTAGCCGCAGATATAGGCCGCAGACTGATCAGTTAGCGTGCCAAGATACGTGTGGCCTTGGCCCCAGGTATGAGCGTGGAGTGTGCAGATTTCGCAGCAAGGAGTTCCTTGGCGAGAGACGCGTGTTGTGCCGCGTCTACAGGTAGGAGTTCCAAACAGTGCAAGATGGTAGTGAGGGTGTTCGTCAGAACCTTCGCCGTATTCACCAGCTGCAAAGTATCTGAAGCGGGCGGGGGCGAGGCGTTTGCGTAATCTCTTGAGGTAATTGCGTAGATGGTCTGGGCGAAGACTTCCGTCTTCTGGGCGTGTTTCTGGAGAGTAGGTAAGTGTAACGAAAGCGTTCTCTTCATATTGACCGGCCTCTAGCATAATCCGGTGTTGCCACACTCGTCGTTGGTTGATCCTGCAGTTCATACATTGGCCGCACCCGAAGGCGCGGCCTTTGTTGATTATGGGGTATCCGCACTTCACATCCGGAACCCTATGCGTAGCGGGCGGACGCGGCGGCGCCGAAGCGATCCGCGGCGACGGGAAAAGGAGCGGCGAAAGCGGCGACGGCGATAGCGCATGACTTGATCCTCCTATCAATAGAACCCGTATGGTCTGTGGGTTCGTTTGGTGTACTCCTGAGTGAAGGGGTTATAGCCCCACCATTCGTGACCGATGTCAACCGGGTTAGTCGGGAATGGAACTGGAGCTGGAGTTCCAAGTGTCGGCATAAGCCGGTTGCGGACGTTCCAAAATAGCATTCCGACTGGATCCTCTTCAAGTCGTTGTTTGACGTCTCCTGACATGACTGGAGCAAGACCTCCGTTAGCAGTGCGAGCGAAGCCGACATCTGTGATTGCGCCTGGCTCTGACCAAGCGGCCTCAGGCGCAGCAGCGACGCGGCGGAGCGGGGTGTCATCCACGAGAGCTGTAGAGCCCTGGCCATCGATAAGATAGCGCGAAGTGGCAGTAGGCATAGCCGGTGTGAGCGTCGCGTTAATCTTTGCAATTTGCGAGCGTAGCAGATCGTTTTCCAGGCCAGCTTTATCGAGTGTAAGCGCCCGGACAGCGGAATCGTATGCGTCAATACGGGTCTGCGCAGGAGAGGTTGCATGGACGGCCCGAGCGATGTCCTGACCAGCAGAGGCGATGCCAGTGGAGAGATCGGACGAGCCGACAGAGACCGGGGCGAAAGACGACGTTTGAGCACCAAGTGCGTAGAGAGGGTGAACACCTGCTTTTTTGGCATCTGCAACTTTCCATTGAATGCCAGATTGCGCGAATTCCTTCTGCATCTGGCGATCTTTATCTTTTTCCTTGGAGCCCATGAAGCCGCCGAGAAGGCTAGCTCCGGCCCCGATCAGTGCGCTTAGCATGAGACGTTGCTCCAAAAGTTACGACGTTTGGGCCGTTTGGATGATCCGGCCCCGGTCTTTTTGAGGGCGTGGAGGACTTGGGTTCGAGTTCGGCGTTTAATACAGAGAGGCAGACGTTGAGGCATTCCAAATCGAATTGTGTAGGGGATGCCCCGGATAGCTTGGCCGAACCTATCGACATGACGAGAAACGACAGCATGTCGGCTAAGTCCGTAAGAAGAGATGCGTCGACTGTTACGCGTTGGGTCATAAAGTCTCCTGTCATCTGGCACGGTTAGCGGTGTGTTGATGATAGGAGGGGTCAACAGACGTGGTCTAGCGATCGGAGGTTGTAAAAGAGGGGTAAGAAGATCGCGTTGGCCCCTATCTGAGATACCCCGATTACGTGCCATTGGCTGACTCCTTTGGTGTCAGTTAGCACAGTCCGTATCAAGTGACGGACTGTGGTATTGCCGAGGAGTAGAGGCCCCGGCAGGAAGGGGAGCGCCGGGGCCTCGGTTGGCCTCTGGAGGGAGGCCAATCCCTGCAGGAGGCTAGAAAGCCCCCTCTCACCACCGGAAGACACTTCCGGTGGAGTCGAGGGGGGTCGCTTACGCTTCTGGGGAACCCCCCTCGGCTCCACCGGAAGCGCCTTCCTTCGTAGCAGGGGGGTTCTCCGCCTTCGGCGGGGCGGCTCCCGCCGCCTCTTTTTCTTGAAGTAGGCGTTGGCCTTCGCGGGTCATTTCCGCAATAGAAGGGTCGAAGTCGTTTTCGTAGGGTGAGTGGGGATCGTAGTCGTCGCCGACCTCGAAGTCGTCGGCTTCCTCGAAGGTGTCTGCGCCTGCTTCTTCAGCGGCAAGGCGCATGTGCTCGGAGCGGACCATGTTGCGGATTTGGATTGCGAGGGGGTCCTGCTTTTTGTAGCCGAGCGGGGGTGACATAGGGAGCGGCGAGAGGATTTCCCGGCCGGTGTTACTGATGTGTTGATCCCGGGCCGATTCCTCGCGAGGATGGACGGTTTCATCGAGTATTGGAGTATTGGGATCGATTTTCTTAGTCATATGTGGTTCCTCTTGACAATCATCGACTAATCGCGTGGCGATTAGTAGATGAACGACTTGCCGGTTTTGGCGACTAGTCGCCGAGCCTGAATCGAATGCTTTGCCATTACATACAGGACGTCTTCTGATGGAACAGCGAAGGAGCGGTCCGCAGGTACGCTCTTAACGAAGTCCGCGTTAAGGGCCGGGGTAGAGCCGAATATACGAGCGAAATGCCAGAAGTTGAGCGTGCTGTCGCGGAACTCGCCAGCGATGGTCGACTCGGTTCGTCTGTACTCGTCGTATCTGTCTTGGAAGCCGAAGGTCCCGTTTGGCGAGGCGTGGGCCGCGTAGATTTCTTTGTTGAGGACTTCCTGCTGACCGATGCCTTGAAGCTCAACTTGCCAGAAGTCCTCTTTGATTGTTCGGTTCCAGTGCCGGGGTAATCCCTGGGCGTAGATAGTTTTGGGTCGGACGGTAAGTAAAGAGAAGATATAGCCGTGTTCTTCAAAGTATTTGCGATATCGATTAGTTCGTGATGCAGCAATGCCATGCCCGCGCATCTCCCCGACGGGGTTAGTTCCTTCAGCAGTTTGCAGAACTTCGCTAAACTGGACAGTTTGACGGCCACCTCCGAGGTACTCTGGGCGCTGGAGTCGGGCGTCTGAGGAGCGCACCCCAAAATATCGAAGATACTCGGTGTAGCGGGAGCCGAAACGGGCGCGGGCTTCTTCATAGCGTTGTAGAGCGAGTGCTTCCCTGAGAGCGTTGACGGTGACAGCGGATGCGCCAGAGAGATCGGTGACGAGACGGCCGTTAGGATCGATGACCTGAGCGACGCCAGATTGGCCCAGGACGCCAGTTCCCGTAGTACCCTGAAGCGAGGCAGTGGAGCCCGGGAAAGCGCCTGTGGAGGCATCCCGGACAAGATTGCGATTGGTGGACTGAGTGTGCGGGACGAGATTGACAGGAGCCGTGGTCCCGATGGGGATAGTGATAGCGGGACCTTTCTGTTCCCAGGGACGTGAAGACGTGAAGTAGTCCTTTTCCCAGCAGGAGTTTTGCAGAGTGGTTGCAGTAGTAGTGTCCGTACCAGAAGCAGTTGATATGACCAGTTCTGCCTGTAAGTCTTGGTCGCGGTACCATTCGTTCCAGATGAGATCGTAGCCCCGG